AGCCTTTTCAGGTCTTGGGCCTGGCTCTGCTTTAAATACTCCTGCTGGTTTGCCACTGCCAAAAGGAGCTAATGGATTAGTCGTTGCTAAAAACGGTATTGTCCCTTACGCCAAAGGAGGCATAGTCAACAGCCCTACACTCTTCCCATTTGCCAAGGGAGTTGGTCTTATGGGTGAAGCAGGACCAGAAGCAATCATGCCTCTTAAACGTGGTTCTGATGGTCGTCTAGGCGTTGAAGCGAAGTACAGAGGTGGTGGCGGTACGACTGTTAATTACACAGGCCCAACATTGAACTTCAATGGTGATGAATATGTCCCACGTTCTGCTGTTGGTGAAATTATTGCAACTGCAACATCTCAAGGTGCGAAAGCTGGAGAAAATAGAACTTTGACTACACTAAGGAATAGCAGAAGTGCTCGTTCGAGGATTGGGATGTAATGACTGTTGTTGCTTTAGCTGCCTTTATTACTATCACTAAAAAGGATCATGTAATAGGAGATTCAAACAATAATAATACTGTTGTTGATAAGTTCCAAAATGGTAAATATGGCGAGATAGTTGATGGCCATAAATATCTATCTTTTATTTATCAAGGAGCTGCAATGAATAGATCAGGTGACAATTTAGAAGCTTCAATTGTCCTTGCAAATAATAAGTTGAGCATGGCTTATGTTAAAGATTTTGTAGATAAAAAATATTACATTGAAGTTCAAACTTTCTTTATGAAAGATGATTTTGATAAAGATACTGCTGCTAGAAGTGGTGGTTTGATAACACATGAATATTGGTTAGCTGCTGGATTGAGGTACGACACACAATCAATTGAAATGACATTAACTTCTCCTATAGATGCTGTAACAGCAAATACTCCTCAAAAAACCTTATCAAAAGAGCAGTGTTCACATTTACCAGTAACAGGTACAATTCAAAATCGTTGAAACCTTATGAATTAATTGGTCTTCCTTATCGTTTAGGGGCTGATCCTACTAAGCATGGTGCTGGTGATTGCTTGTCTTTGGTTCGTACAGTATTAGCAAATTACGGTTTTACTGTTCCTCAAGGCCAGCGTGATTGGTATCGGAGATTAAAGAAAAAAGACTATAGTATCTTTTTTGAAGAATTAAATCGGTGGGGAGTTGAATCACCCCCTAAACTAGGAGCAATTGCTTTATGTCATGGCCAATATGAAGGTTATGGTATGGCTGCTTATTATGAGGAAGGATGGCTGAGTTACCAGAACACATTCGAAAGCCAGGTGGTGACTTGGTGCCCGATAGAGGGCCGTTCAATCGTAAAGTGTTACTTCCAGCGGAAGCCGATCTTTGCAATATCCTTGGAATAACAAAAGAAGAATATTTTAAATTTTTAGAAGAGGTAGCAGCAAAGATAAAAGAAAGACCAGAGGCATATGATCTTGTCCCTGAGATAGTGAATGGTGGTGCAGGTATTTTTGCTCTTTGGAACGCTGCAGGTCTTACATGGTTTGGAACAATAGTTGTCAGTATTGCGATAAATGTTGTTGCTTATCTCTTAACAGATAGACCAGATCCATCATCAAGGACTGCAAGAAGGACTGCTGATATTGCAGGATTAAAAAGATTTGCTCCTCAGTTTGGTTTTAATAGTGTTCAGGATCTTGCATTTTTAGGAGATGTTATTCCTCTCGTTTTTGCTGATCTTAATGAACAGGATGGGATTGGGGGAGTAAGAGTTAATTCTCAACTTCTATGGTCACAAATAGTTAGTTTGGGGCGTTATCAACAATTAAAAATATTAGCAATGTTTTCGTTAGGAGAACTAGCTGAAAAGCCAGGAAGAGAAGGATATGCAGTTGGTGATTTACTATTAAAAAATTACAACGAAGAAAAAATATTATTAAAGGAAAATAACATTCCTTTTGTTACTAAAGGTAGTGGAACTAATAAAGAAAAATTTACAATTGATCAAAATGAATGGTTTTCAGGCACAAGAAATCCTACAACACAGGCTGTTTTCGGTTTAACATCTCCAGTTCCTAATGCCACATATTTCCGACTACCGTATGAATTACATAGGCATAAGCGATCAGGAGATTGGGATGATGACGATGCAGAACGTCCAGCAGCTAGATTCAAACTAGCTCAAAGAAGAAAAAACTTAGGCAAGTGGCCTGCAAGAGCAGGAGTTATAGGAATAATAAAAAATGAAGAACAATATATAGCAGGAATGTATAGACCATCTAATAAAAATATTGGTGATTATATTTATCCTGAATCACAGGCATTAACGGATGAACAAATCGTAAATATAAAAAATGGTGATTTTGATATACCTGTTGGAACGCTCATTGACTATCAGATCGTAGGCAAGGGAGAGGTTGGTGACAACCGAGCATATCAAGACAATATAAAAGATGAATCAGGGCGAAATGACCCTGGCTATATGCAGTTTGGTGTGCAGGATGTTGATGCTATTAGTAAGACGATGAGAGAAACGACTGATAATATATTGTCTCAATCTGAACAATATATGATTGGGACAACTTTAGTTAGGTGCACTGATGGTTCAAACAATCCTTTCGTCATCGGAGAGAATGACAAAGTTTACACGTTTAGGGTTCTTGAAAAAGGAAGAATTGAATGTGTACTAAATCATACATTTGCAGATCATGTGTATAACCCTATATGGGTTGGTCGGAAAAGCCAGGTGACTGGTGCAAGAAGATTTAAACTAGCCTCTAATACTTGGGGAAATTATTTTTATTATGGACAAGAGGAAAATGATTTATATAATCCTGCTACAACATATACAGTTCAAAAAGCTGTAATTGGAACGGTTTCTGATAATAGAAAATGTGACATCACGGAACTAGGGATTAAATCAAAAGTTTTTAAACAGATGAATTTTCCTAATGTTAATAGTAAACCAACCGAATCCGATTTATATAAAATAATTAAAAAAACCTCTTTTGCTTTAGGAAATGTTTCTAAATATATAAAAAGATATAGCTTTTTTAAATTACAAGTTAGGGAGATTGGGAGTGATACGTGGGAAACTTTAATGCCTGAAAACTATTCAAGCATAGGTCATAGTGGCCTTTTTTGTGTTAGGGGGAGTAGCTCAGAAGCTCAATATAATTATGTACGAATTGAACATCCTAGAGGACAATATGAATATAGATTTCTTCCTTGGCCTGGTGCTGATGTTATAAAAAAAGTGGAAAGAACAAAAAGTATTGTTGTTAATTTATTAAATGCAAATAACGCAACTGATAATCAATCAATTACTAGTTTTCGTGATCATAATAGCAATAAAATAGTTAAATTTGCAGGTAATAATAATCTAACTTTAAACTTCTTTGAGTTATGTAATTCAGAATGGAATTTAGGTTCTAGCGAAGAAGATGATGATGGTAATCCTATTGATTTCAGCTCGACACAAATAATAGGGTCAGATAGTGCCATCCCTGTAGGATTTACTGAGGATAGTGTTACACAGTGGGGAGATGATAGAGCAAAATATGACGAGGAGATGATAACTCAATGGACTAGATTTTATGCTTCTCAAGCAACAAGTGTTGAGGCATTAACAGTTCCAGAATCTGGAAGTTATACTTATAGTACAGTTACTTATCCAGATAATTCATTAATAGTTAATGGGCAAAATAATAGTTCTTTAATCTTAATTTCTCAGGCCGCTAATGGAAGATACAACGTTAATTGTTATTTAAACCCCAATCATACACCTCCTAATGTGGAAGGTCATGGAACTCACTGGTCGCAAGGTTGGTTTAATAATATGCAAATTGATAATGTAACTCATGTTCAAATGTCTTCTGCCTATGGGGGAGGAGAGACTGTTCTAGGTGTTGAATTTGACTATACAGTTCCCAATTCAGGTGGTCAGAAAGGGAAATTAATTCCAATTAGAGATCCTAATATTACTGGTGCTGGATCGAATGGACATCCAGGTGGAAATACAAACTTCTATTATGTTCGCAATATTGAGACAGATGAAACACCTACTACTCCAGTTATAAATCAATCAGTAGCCTTGCAGAATGTTTTCATAGCAAGTAGTCATTCTGGTGCTGAAGCTAACTTAACGATCTGGAAAAATAGTGTCGGACAAGTTTATGCACAATGGGAGTTTAATACGAGTCCTAGTGGAACTATGACTAGCTATGAAGACAATAGGGCAGTGAGTGTACCAGCACAGACACTTGACGGTGTTCAGATCTTTCCAGGGTATATGGTCAAATTATTACTTGATACAACTGGTGGTGGCATCTATGGAGATATAGATTCAGCGCTGAACGTAGATAAAATTATAGTTGACAGTACACATCTAAATCCTTATGACGCTGCCTCTGATTATTGGCTTTTTAACGGTGATATATCGAGTCATTTAGAGGGGCCTGAACATGAGATCGTTTATTGTAACGAGATTATCAAAGACACTTCTTCTAGTTATTCAGATTTAGCGTATGCGGCTCTAAGTATTGATAGTTCAAAGGAATGGAGTAACTTTAGTCAATTTTCTGCATACATTAAAAAGGGAATTAAGGTTGAAAGATTGATTGGTGACGATGGTAATGATGCTGTCGCTAATACTAGTGGAGTAGATAGTGAAGGGAAGGGTCCAACACATTTATTTCCAGAAATTGCATACGCATTATTGACAGATAAAACATTTGGTTCTGGATCAATTATTAATGCAAACTCTGTTAACAAAGCAGATATGACAATAGCTGCAAAATTTTGTAAGGCTAATGGATTTTTCTGGGATGGAGTAATTTCAACTAAGGTTAATTTAAGAGAATTTATATTTGAGCAAGCGACTTATTGTTTTTTAGATTTTACAATTATTGGTGGTGTTTTCAGTTTAAAACCTTCTGTCCCATATAACACAACTGATTTCACAATGAATCAAAATAAAGATATAGAAATTAGTGCTATGTTTAACGATGGAAATATGAATGAATTAAACGTAGCTTTCCTCTCTGCTGAAGAAAGGCAGACTTTTAAAGCAATTGTCTTATATAGAGATGAAAAGGAAAATGGATTCTCAGAAACCAAATCAGTAACTGTTCAATTGGATGGAGATTTATATAAAGATGATCCTGTCCAAAACTTCGACCTAAGCGGATTTTGCTGTAGTGAACAACATGCAATCGCTTTTGGAAGATATGTGCTAAGTGTCAAATTAAAGACAAGCCATATGATTACATTTAAAACTTCTCCAAATTATATACAGCAGTTAAAAGCAGGAGATTATATAAGAGTATATTCAACGACTCAACATACAGATAGATTTAGAAATGGGGCTATTTTAGCGGGAGGGAAAGTTGTAAGTAAGGATGAGATTACAGGTAATCAGGATATTTATGTTTGGGACGCTACTAAAGAGGCTGTTGAGTATCAAACAGGAGTTAATTTTGATAGTTCATCTGCTTTGGCTGCTTATGCTGGTTCGTTATTTACAATCGTAGAGAATGAGGCTTCTGATCAATGTTACAGAGTAGAAAGTCTTACGTTTGGTGAAGATAGTTTAATAGAAATAGCGGCAAGTAATGTTGAATTAGATGGGAAAAAATTGGCTATACTGCAAGAATGGACATTATCTGATCAGGGCAGTAATCGTTTTACTTGAGCCCCTTAAAAAAAAATGACATCAGGAGCAATCGCTTTTCCAACATTAACCCCTTCCAGTAGGACATATAAACCTGGGGAAGTTCCCATGTCTGAATTTACTTCTTTAGACGGAACGAAGACTTATTTGCGTTATGGGAATAAAAGGACAGAAGCAACTCTTTCTATGTCTTTCTCAAATTTAAAAGATGAAGAAGCCGCATGGATATTAGATCATTATCGTATCGTTACTCAAGATTGGAGCAAGGCAGATGAAAAAACTAAATGGGTTGAATTTTCACATACTAGTGCAGGTTACTTAGCAGAAGAAGGAGTATATGCTGGTGTTAAATGGGAAGCAGATGAAGTCGAACCAGGTTACACACCTAATTTACGTTCTCATATGGTTTCAGGTAGTGGGAGTGGGCTAAGATGGAGGTATTCTTCTGCTCCACAAGTAACAAGTGTTTACCCAGGAATAAGTAATGTTAGCTGTAATTTTGTTGCTTGCTTAGATGCACCCATATAATAAAAGTAATGTTTAGATTTTAGGTCGTGGCTTTTTATAGCGGAAAAGATGGTCAACTCTATTTAGATGACAGTGGTACTGCTTCTGCAAGAGTTGAAAGCTGGTCATTATCTGCAACTCAATCAACTCTCGAGACAACAAGTCTTGGAGACACGGATCGCACTCTTACAGGTGGGTTGAGGAGTATGAGTGGTAATTGCACAGTTGCTTACTACAGCGATGCAAGTGGAACTAGCGATGCGAAAACATTGTTAGATAAAATTATTAAGGCAAGGACTTCTGCAAGTGCAGGAGAAGAAGGGAAAGCGGCTGTTTCTTCTACTGCAAAATTCAAATTAGGTTTTAAAGATTATCAAGATACACTTAAATACATTACTGTGACTGGTGTTATTACAAATGCCGGAATCAGTAGTGCTCAAGGTGAAATCATTAAAGCTAATATTAGTTTTGAAGTAGATGGTGCTCCTAACGCTGTTTCGATCTAATGCCTATTTATGAAGGTAAGACAGGTTTTGTCGAATTACAGCGTACTTCTTTAGAGCATCCGCTGGTTACGACTCTTTCTCCTGCTGATGTTAATACGACTCGGAAGAGATTTTCTGTTGACTTTGCCTTAAACAATATCATTACAGGCGATAAACTCGAAATTTCGACCAAAGACGGAAGCAACCTGCAACTTGTTAACGGTCACAATTATTCCAGTGGAAGTTGGTTCATTCATGTTGATGATGTCGGTGGGCTGCGTTTATATGCGACTTTCGCTCATGCGATAGCTGGAGGAGCAGCAAATGCGTTAACTCTTGTCGCACCTTCTTCTGCTACGGAGATTTTATTAAAGGCAAGAGATGCTGGTTATAAGCCTTTGGCTCGTGTTGAAAATTTTGATTTCACAACACAACGAGAACAGGTTCAAATTGCATTGTTAGGAGAAGAATTCCAACGACAATACGACGCAGGTCGTATTTCTGGACAAGGTTCGATGAGTTGCTTATGGGAGCATCGGTATGTCTCAACTGATTCTGATTATTCAACTAATCAAGAATTTTCTGCTTATTTAGCTCGTTTAATATTAAGGATTCAACAGGGCGCAGATTTTTTAGGGCGTTTCTTTATCTACAGAGAGTCTGGAGGTTCGACAAATAATGTCTGGTATGAAGTTGATGGACAAGTTACAAGTTGTGTTGTGACTGTTCCAAATGTAGGAATTGTCAAAACAAATATTGATTTTGTTACTTCTGGTTCATTTGAATTAAGGACTGGAGCTACACCTGGGTTCTTAATACAGGAATCTACAGATTACTTATTACAAGAAGATGGAAGTAAAATCTTCTTAGAGGACGATGCGACTTAATATGTAACTATCGTTAAACTGTTAGAAAGAGAAGAAAACAAATGGCCGATCTTCAAATTAGTCAATTACCTTCTTTAGCGGAAGGAGATATTGCCGCAACAGATGAACTTGCCATCGTTGATGGGAGCGCATCGGAAACGAAACGAGTTACTGCAAAAGCACTTGTTGAAAAAGGTGTTTCATTAATTGATGCTGGTTCAATACCAGGTTCAGCACTTGCGGCTTTAGGGGCAAATACAGTTGTCACTGCAAGTATTACTGATTTAAATGTCACAGCAGCGAAAATTGCAAACGCAACTATTACGGCAACGCAAATAGCAAATACAACAATAACTGGAGCAAAGTTAGTTAACGATACTGTTACTGCAACACAGATAGCTGCTAATGCGATAACTGCTTCTGAGTTAGCAGATGATGCTGTAGATACTGCTGCTATCGCTGCAAACGCCGTAACAACTGCAAAGATTACAGATGCAAATGTTACTTATGCAAAATTAAGTCTTAGTGATGGAGATATACCTGGAGCAAAAATTGCAGCAGGTGGAATCACTGCAACACAACTAGCGGCAAATTCTGTAGCTGCTTCTGAACTTGCTGATGATGCGGTTGATACAGCATCTATTGTTAATGGTGCTGTCACGGCAGTAAAGATTGCAACAAATACAATTACTGCTAATGAAATCGCTGCAAATGCTATTGGTGCTAGTGAGTTAGCAGATAACGCTGTTGATACGGCTGCTATTGCTGATGGTGCTGTTACATCTGCAAAACTTTCTGGGGCATTAGCTTCTGGTGCTATTGCTGATAATGCAGTTACGACAGCAAAGATTGCTGATGATGCTGTTACAAGTGCCAAGCTTGCAGCAAACGCTGTCGATGCAACAGCTTTAGCTGATAACGCTGTTGATTCTGGAGCTATAGCTGCTAGTGCTGTTATTGAAGCCAAGCTTGCAGCAAATGCTGTTGTTAATGCCAAGATTGCTGATGGAACAATTACGGCTGCAAAATTAAATACAAGTAATATCAATAGATCATTAAA